ATGGTGGCAGCGCAGGTGCGCAAACTCGACGCGGAGATCGAGACATTGGCCGCCAAGACCAAGGACACGATCTCGTCGGCGTTCAAGAAGAACGTCGAGGCCATGTTTGCGTCCGGTCAATTCGCACAGATGCTGGCAAGCGTTCCCCAGATCGCGCCAGTGGCAGACGCCATTGTCATGGCCGGCGGCTACCAGGCGCCCACGCCAGCGGGCATCGATCCCAACTTCCCAGCCATCGAGGCACCGGCGCCCGGCCTGACGCAAAACAGCGTGAAGGACCCGCGTACCGGTGTCGAGTTCATGCCCGGCGGTGCGGTGGCGGGCGACACAACGCCGCTGACGCCCATGGCCCCGATTGCCCCTGCGTCGGGCGTTGAAGGTGCCAACCAGGGCATCGAAACCGTGCGGGCCGACTCATGAGCGAAGAGAGCGAGTTGGCCGAGGTCAGGGCGCGTGTGTCGTTCGGTCTCGATGTGCAGCAATTCATGGGCGGATCTATCGGCAGGCACCTTGCCGGTAGGGCCAACAACGACATTGAGTCGGCCAAGGACGCGCTGCTGACCGTGGATCCGGAGGACGCCCGGGCCGTGCGCCAACACCAGAACCAGGGCGCAGTCGCTGCGATGTTCCTGCAGTGGCTGGGCGAGGCGGTGACGGCGGGCGAGCAGGCAGAGGCCGAATGGATGGCCCGCGAGGGATGATTTTTCAACCAGGAGTAGATGACATGGCAACCACCGAGAAGACCGACGACACCCAAACCACGGGCGCACCTGATGACCAGGCCGCCGAGCAGAAGATCTCCCCGCGCATGGCCGCGATGGACGCCATCCGCGTCAAGCGCGACGACGATGAGGGCGCAGACGAAGACGTCGAGCAAATCGAGCAGCCGGTAGCCAAGCCGCGAAAGGCCGTAGTCGATGAGGACGATGAGGTGCAAGCGCAGCTGGAGGACGAGCCGCAGCTGCTTGAGCATCCCGACAAGGTGCGCGTCAAGGTCAAGGTGGACGGAGTCGAGTCCGAGGTGACGGTGGCCGAGGCCATACGCAACTATCAAAAGCAGGTAGCCGCCGACCGGCGCCTGGCCGAGGCAAACCAAATACTTGCGCAGGCACGCGCTTTGCCCCCGGCGAAGGTAGACAACACGCAAGGCGGTGAGGACACTGCCCAGCAACCGGACCCAAACGGGGACGGCTTGAGTGCGAAGACCTTCATCGCATCCCTGTTTGAGGGAGATGAAGAGAAGGCGATAGCTGCACTGCAGAAGTTCGTAGGCGAGGGGCGGAGCAAGTCTCCCACCCTGGACCTCGATCAGATTGCGGATCAGTTGACGCCAGTGCTCAGGCAGCGATTAGTTGACGCGAGTGCATTGGAGAAGTTTCAGGACGCTAACCCCGACCTGGCCGACGACCCATACCTCACGGACTTGACGAATCGGCATATCGAGGAAGCGATGGCTGGCGGAACGCCATACCAAGACGCACTCGGGGCCGGCGCGAAAAGGACGCGGGAATGGATGGTCAGTATGGGGATCAAGCCCGCTGCGACTCCGAATCCGACCACATCCCGCAACGAAAAGCTGGAACGCAAGGGGAAGATGGACAACATCAACTCTTTGAACAAGACGGCGACCACGACCCAGGAGCCAGTGCAGACGACGAGCGATGTGCTCGCAGAGATGCGCAAGTCCAGGGGGATGGAAGTCTGAAGCCAACTTTTTTGTGAAGGATTTATCATGCCAGGTCAAATTTGGGTAACGAGCAGCTTGGGCGGGTTCATGTACTCGGACCAGCTCTCGAAGGTATTGCGTTATGCGGTGCAGCCGACGGTGAAATTCCGCCAGTTCGCCGACATCAAGGACGCAGCGGTTCAGGGCAAGGGCAAGGGCGACACATTCCACTGGAACGTGTACAGCGACGTTGCGACTCGTGGCGCGGCACTGGTGGAAACCAACGTCATGCCTGAGACCAACTTCACCATCACGCAAGGCACGATGACGATCACCGAGTACGGCAACTCTGTTCCGTACACCGGAAAGCTTGACGACCTGTCCGAGCATCCGGTCAAGGAGATCATCAACAAGGTTCTGAAGACCGATGCCAAGAAGGCGTTCGACATTGCAGCCTGGACGCAGTTCAATGCGACCAAACTGCGCGCCGTTCCTACTGGCGGCACCAGCACCAATGCAGTGACACTGACGACCGACGGCACGGCAACGCTGACCAACAACGTGGCCATGGGCAAGGAACACGTCAAGGACATCGTTGACAAGATGAAGGAGCGCAACATCCCCCCGTACATGGGTGATGACTACATCTCCATCAGCCACCCGTCGACATTCCGTCCGTTCAAGAACGAACTGGAAACCCTGCACCAGTACACGGACTCTGGTTTTCAGATGATCCTGAACGGTGAAATGGGCCGGTACGAGAACACCCGGTTCGTCGAGCAGACCTCGATCCCCAAGGGCGGCGCGGCCAACTCTGGCTCGTTCGCTCCGTTGACCGATACGGCGGACGCATGGGACAACGCAAAGTCGTCCTGGGCGTTCTGGTTCGGCGCCGATACGGTGGCCGAGGGAATTGCCTGCCCCGAGGAAATGCGAGGCAAGATCCCCTCCGACTTCGGTCGCTCGCGCGGGATCGCCTGGTACTACCTTGGCGGCTTTGGCCTGGTCCACACGGTCGCTGCGCAGTCGCGGATCGTGAAGTGGGACTCGGCGGCTTGACGTGACCCCATTGCCCTTCGGGCCGCGTGCTCGGAGGGCTTCATGACCTACCAATCAAGGAGCCAATCATGGCATACGATGACCCAGATTATTTGGTCCGCCGCGAGGTAGACCGCATCACTATTGCTGGAGCCACTACCGAGGGCGCCAAGTTCCGATCCTTCCAGGCCATGCGGCTGAAAAAGGTCCATGCCGCAGTCATCACTGCTGGCACTGCAACGACTCACGGCTACAACGTGTTCCACGGCACCACGTCGGTCGGCGCGATTGCCTTGAGCACTTCGGCTGCCGGCGTGTCCGCCAGTTCTGCGCTGCTCAATCTCGACATTGCGGCAATGGCGCAGGTGTCCGTCAAGTCGCTGGCCGATGCGACAGGTGTCGGGCACATCGTCTACGAGTACGAAGTCACCAACGACGCGGTTCAGTCGTAACCGGCCAGTTTGGTAAGAGCAGTTGCCACTTGATGCGGAGCGCCTTTTACCGGGTGCTCCGCTTTTTTCATTTTGAAGGAGAGAAATCATGGACGAAAAGAAATCTGGAATGTACAAGCCCTCTGGTGTTATTCAAGGCGACACCAAGCCACTGCCTGACCGTGGCGTGACGACTGGTGTGACCGACACCTACGGCGCGGACCTCAGCGGTGACGCGATCAACCGCCAGGGCGGCGTGGGCAACGCAGCCAAGAGCGACGGCAAGGAAGGCGCATAAGTGGGGGCCGCACTCGAAAAGAGCCGGCCAAGCGGCGAGGGGAAAGTAACGTTTACATCGATGCTCTCGATGGAGGCGATCAACAGTTTGCGCCACTACGCCGGTCGCGCGCCAGAGGGCGCTATCGTTGAGGTCGGTGTCTACCGGGGAGGGTCAGCTTATTTTCTGGCGCAACTCGGTCGCCCACTGTTCCTGTACGACACGTTCGAGGGAATCCCGTACCAAGGGCCACTTGATACGGGAAACCCGGTTGGCAAGTTTGCCGACACCAGCGTTGATGCCGTGCAGGCCTTGATCCCCTCGGCAACGATCATCAAGGGCCTATTCCCGGACTCGCTGATCGACATGCCACCAGTGGGGTTCGTGCATGCCGACGCGGACCAGTACGAGAGTACCAAGGCCATCTTGGATCAGATGCCGCAGCGCATGGTGCGTGGCGGATTCATCCTGTTCGACGACTTTGGTGTGGTCGACTGCGAAGGATGTACTCAGGCAGTCGTGGAGTCTGGGCGCCCGTTCATGATCATCCCAGACACGGGAAAAGCACTGATGGTGATCTGATGACATGGCGCATAGATGACCCCCAGGGCGGCGAGTCGGACAAGATCAAGTACCTGATCGTCCCATACACGCGCGGCAAAGGCATCGATCTGGGCTGCGGCCCGAAGAAGGCCTACCCGCACATGATCGGCGTGGACAGTTGCAAGGACACGGAGCTGTTCGGCATCCAGATGAAGCCCGACGTCGTGTGCGATGACGCGACCAATCTGGACTTCATCGAGGACGGCGACCTCGACTTCATCTTTTCCAGTCACCTTATTGAACATCTAGACAATCCGCTTGATGCGTTGAAAGACTGGTTCAGAACGCTGAAAGTCGGCGGTCACTTGGTCTTGTACTACCCGGATCCAAATGAATATCCGCGCGTAGGAACATATGGATCGAATCCAGATCACAAGGCAGACTACCAGCCAGAGGACATGATTGCGCTGATGGAACAGGTTGGCAGTTGGGACTTGCTTGTGAATGAACGTCGCAACGGCGGAACAGAGTATTCAATTTTGCAGGTGTTCAAAAAGATATGAAGCCAGTCACTATTTATGCTCTATGTTCTTCAAGGGATCACAGGGTCCGGTACGTCGGGCAAACGCATCAACTTCTGTCAAACAGGATTTGGTACCACCAAAATAGAAGCGTGAGAGCAAAAACCCATTTGGGCCGGTGGATGTCTAGCGTAAAGGCCAAGGGGCATTCAATTGAAGTAGTCGTTCTTCAAGAGAACGCTGAACGCAATTCTGCTGAGATTGAATGGATTGCTATGCTCAGTGACTTTGGCGCTGATCTTGTAAACGGGACACCTGGCGGAGATGGTTTTGGGAATGATCGGACCCAGTCGCACAAAGATGCTATTGCGCGCGCTCTAAAAGGCAGGCAAAAGTCGCCGGAGCATTGTGCGAATCTTGCAGCCGCGAATAGGGGGAAAAAGCTACCGCCCGAGCGCGCCGCTCAACTTGCAGAGGCGCGCAAAAAATCAGGGCGCCGACCGCGCAAACCAAAAGCCCCAATGCCGGAAGATGTACGAAGGAAGATTTCCGTCGCCAACAAGGGCCGTGTGGTTGGGATTGAGACACGACAAAGGATGGTGGCATCAAGCAGGTTGCGGTGGACGGCTGAAGCGAGAGCAGAGGCCGCTCGAAAAACTATTGCTGCAAATGCGCGTAAGGCGGCCACATGACCGAATACAAGCATCTGCACTCGTGGCGTGATCCCAAGCCTGAGAAGACCGCCTGCGTGGTCAGATACGGCGGCTTTGGAGATATGCTGCAAAGCTCCAACATCCTGCCAGAGCTCAAGCGCCAAGGGTTCCACGTGACCATGATGACGACCCCGCGCGGGCACGAAATCGTCAAGCATGACCCGCACATCGATGCATTCTTCATGCAAGATGTCGACCAAGTCGTGAACCAGGAACTGGCCGATTTCTGGGCAGTGCAGGCCACGCGGTTCGATCGGTTCATCAACCTGTCCGAGTCGGTCGAGGGCACGCTGCTGGCCATGCCGGGCCGGGCGAATCACCTGTGGCCCGACAATCTGCGCCGCGAACTGCTGGGGCAGAACTACCTCGAATTCACGGCCAAGCTGGCGCAGATCCCGTACCGCTCAGAGGCCCGGTTCTACGCATCCGAGGACGAAACGCTCAAGGCCAAGGCGTATCTGGCCGACATCAAGAACACGCTGGCCGGGCCGCTCAAGATCGGCATGCGCGCCCCGCCACGGTTCAACATCCTTTGGTGCCTTGCAGGCTCGAGCATCCACAAGTTCTACCCGGCCCAGGACGAGGTCATCGCAAACGTGATGCGCTCCATCCCAGAGGCTGTGATCGTGTTCAGTGGGGACATCGCCTGCAAAATCCTCGAAACCGGTTGGGAGAAAGAGCCCCGCGTGCGGTGCACATCGGGCGAGATGGACGTGCGCGACAGTTTGGCCCTGGCCCAAGTGGTGGATTGCGTGGTCGGGCCAGAGACCGGAACGCTCAATGCCGTGGCGTTCGAGCAGGTCCCCAAGGTGATCATGCTGTCGCACTCGTCCCACGAAAACCTGACCAAGCACTGGGTCAACACAGCGGTCTTGGCGCCTGCCAGCACCGATTGCTACCCCTGTCACCGCCTGCACTACACGCGCGAGTTCTGCCATGAGGACGCGGCAACCGGTGCGGCCGTGTGCCAGAAGAACATCGACCCCAATCGGGTGTTTGAGGCGATACACGCAGCCTACCAACAGTACAAACAGTACAAACGGAGTCACCCATGACGCTCTCAGAAATGATCAAGCTGGCCCGGCGCCGCTCCGACGATCTGGTGGAGGACTACCGAATCTCCAAGGCCGAATACTTTGACTTTGCCAACGAGGCGCAGGACGAGGCATGTCGGCGCTCCCGGCTAATCCTGGACTCCACGACAGCGGCCATCTGCCAAATCGCTCTGGTCAGTGGCACGGCAACCTACGACCTCGATGACCGGGTGCTGTTCGTGCGCCGGGTCAAACTGTCCACCATCACGCCTGTCCTGTACCGGGTCAGCCGCAAGACGCTCGATGTCGGCGCGCCCGATTGGGAGACCGAGACCGGGCAGCCGCGCGGCTACGTGCCGGACATGGAGGACGGTGTGCTTCGCCCGTACCCAACACCGGATGCAAGCTACACGGCAAAACTGACGGTGGTTTT